AGATGAATGTATTGATTCAGTAAATACAAATACAGCAAAGACAGGTATTACAACATCTCAAGCATCTGCAATCACTGCTAATACAGCAAAGACAGGTATAACATCAACACAAGCAAGTCGTATCACTGCTAACCATGCAAAAGTAAGTTATGATAAAAATTTATCCAACACTGATAATATAGATCTAAAAGCAACTGTTACAGAAAACAGAGGTTCATATACTTTAGTATTTACTATAACTCATGGTAGAGTAACAAAAACAGCTTCAATAAGCTTAGAATAATATGGCAACAGTTACAATTAGACCAGACGGAGTAGAATCATCAGCAGGATTTGATGTTTCAGGAGCAACTTTAGTAAGTAGAGTTAATGATGGCGATACCGGCACAATTGCTACTCAGATAAATACAACATGTGAAGCTACATTTACATTAGCAAATGATTCAAGTTATAGTGGTGCAACAATTAATAGTATACGATTATATGTAACAGGACGTACTGCCGGCAAAGCATCTGAATGTACAGCTACATGTAAGATATTGAATGCATCCGACACAGATTTACAAACAACAGATCATACATTTAGTACATCTACTACTACCCAAATTAGTGCAGAATATACAACTAGTTTAACATCTACTATTGTAGACGGATTGAAAATAGTAATTGATCCGGATGCAGCTGGTATGATACTAGCCGAAGTTTATTTAATAGTAAATTATTCAGCAGCAGCAGCTGTCGCAACAACACCATTTATAGGGTTGAGATCTGGCAAGTATAAAATAGTAGCCGGCAAAATAAAAATATAATCTAGAATCTATATTTACACCAAAGCACGATATTTATATAAAAGGAGTAACATATGGCAACAAATATTCCAATATGGGCAGGTTCATCATCATTTTATCCAGGAGATACTCCTTTTGGATTATATGATAATGACACTACATTCCAACATGATATAGACAAAGTATCTGATTGGTGTGCTAAAAGATTAGGATATCCTATTACAGATGTAGAATTACAATCAATACAATTATATGCTTGTTTTGAAGAAGCAATATCAGAATACGGAGCTCAAGTAAATACATATAATATACGAGATAATATGTTGAACTTATATGGTTCAGCTACCAGTAGTATCAATTTATCTGGCAATAAAGTTTCTCCAAATTTAGGAGGAATAATAGAATTAGCAGATGAATATGGAGTTGAAGCAGGGGTAGGTGGCAATGTAACATATTATACTGGATCTGTATCTGTAACAAAAAATCAACAAATATATGATCTAACCGATCCTAATATTGTATCATTAGAATCTGGAACTGCAGGTATAGATACGATTGAAATAAAAAGAATACTTCATAATGCGCCACCAGCTATTGTAAAATACTTTGATCCATTCGTCGGAACGGGATTAGGATCTCAAAACATGTTAGAAGGATTTGGGTTCGGCGGAATGTCTCCAGGCGTATCATTTATGATGATGCCTGTAAATGCAGACCTTTTAAGAATGCAAGCAATTGAGTTTAATGACCAAATTAGAAAATCTGCATATTCATTTGAATTAATAAATGATAGAATTAAATTTTTCCCTATACCAGATGGGAGTAATTTTTCAAAAGTATATTTCCAATACATTAAAAAGTCTGACAGATCAAATCCATTAAAGAAAGGATATGGGTCAGTATCCGATTTTTCAAATATACCTTATCAAGATATAACTTATAGAAATATTAACGCAGTTGGTAAACAATGGATAAGAAGATATGCTTTAGCATTATCGAAAGAAATGTTAGGTTATGTACGAAGTAAGTATTCGGCAATACCTATTCCTAATGCAGATGTTACACTTAACGGAACGGACCTATTATCAGCCGCTAGTACCGAAAAAGAAGGTCTTATAACAGAACTAAAAGAAATTCTTGATACAATGTCTAGGCAATCACAATTGGAAAGAAAACAAGCTGAAGCAGATGCAATGCAACAGCAAATGAATAAAATACCACTTAACATTTATATAGGGTAAGTAATGGCACTATTCGGCTCATCTAGAGATGCAAGTTTAATTAGATCAATTAACAGAGAGATCATCAATGACATAATTGATGTTGAGGTTGCATTCTACAAACTAAGTTTAGATGCAACTAAGGCAAACATGTATGATGAATCTGATACCAAAGTATATTACAATCCTATGAGAATTAATTGTTTAGTCCTTAAAGAAGAAAAATCGTATTCAGGTGATGACAATGGATATGATTCTACTAGAACAGGAGAATTTAATTTCCTTAGAGATGATTTAAAAGATAAGAATATTATTATTGAAGAAGGCGATGTTTTAGAATGGGATAATGAATACTATGAAATTGATGGGGTTGGTGCATCTCAATACTGGACCGGAAGAAATCCATCAACTGATATAGGTATTATAGAAGGTGATATTAACGAACATGGTCTAAGTATAGCTGTTAAAGTTACGGCACATGTAACAAGAAGAAATAGATTAAATATACAAGAAGTTAGATCAGGTATTAATAAACCTAATAATATACCGAGGAACTTATAATGGCTAAAAAAGAATTAAAAAATACTCAAAGTTCGTTTTCTAGAAACCCAGTTCCTAATAGGGCAGAACAAGTAAGGCGTGATAATGATATTGTTAAGACTCCTAAATGTACTATGGAAGATGTTGATTTTGCAATTATATCTTATATAAGAGATGTTCTTAAACTACAAGTAACAGAGAATGGACAAATTATAGATGTGCCTATAATGTATGCAAATGGAGAGAAATGGGCACAAGTTCAAGCTAAAGGCTATATGAGAGACCGTAAAGGTAAGATAATGACGCCAGTTGTAAGTATACGAAGAGGTTCTATTATAGAGAGAGACACTTTAAAATCATTAGGTGTTAATAATAATCCTGCAGGAAATGATTTTGTACATCAAAACAAACATACTATAGAAAACAAGTATGATAGATTCTCAGTACAATATGGATCTCAACGTAAAAAAGAATATTATATAGCTCCAGTACCAGAGTTTGTAGATGTATCATATGAGTTATTATTATGGACAGAATATACAGAACAAATGAATTCATTGGTAGAACAAATAATGCCTACAAATGGATTTGCATACGGAACAACATTTAAGTTTCCAACATACCTATCAGATGTTACATTTGATACAACAAATGCAACAGGAGAAGATAGAGTTGTTAGAGCCACAATACCATTAACAACTAAAGCAGCATTAATGATGCCATTTGAATTACAAAAATCAAATTTTGAAAAAAGGATATCGGTTAAAAAAATAGTGTTTGGGGCCGAATCTTTAAAGAAACCACCGGGTGGTTATTGATAACATTAGCATATTTATATAAGTATTATAATTAAAAAAGGAAAAAGTTATGGCAAAAGCAATTAAATTTACGGAAGAAGAACTAAATCAAATTACTGAACTAAGAGAGTCAAATGGAAACAAAATTTCTGAGTTCGGACAAATTGAACTAGAATTATTATTAGCTAATCAAAGAATAGAAACTTTAGAAAATGCTAAAGAAAATCTTCGAACACAATATGTTGAATTACAGAATAAAGAAAGAGCCTTAGTTCAACAATTAAATGAAAAATATGGAGCTGGTCAAGTTGATTTATCTAGCGGAGAGTTTATTCCAGTAAAATAGATTGTTTGGCTAAAAGCTCTAATATTTATAAGAAATTGAATAATAAAAGAGGAGCATCAAAATGGCCGAAAAAATTGTATCACCCGGGGTATTTACAAACGAAGTAGATCAATCGTTTTTACCAGCCGGCGTTCAAGCAATCGGAGCTGCTGTCATTGGACCAACACAAAAAGGTCCGGCAGGAATTCCAACAATAGTATCAAGTTATTCTGAATACGTACAAACATTTGGAGGTAAATTTACTTCTGGGTCAGGCGCATCAGAACAATCATACAAATACTTAACTAACTATGCTGCACAGGAATACTTAAAGTATGCAGATACATTAACAGTAGTTAGAATATTAGCTGGAGCATATACACCAGCATCAGCAACAGTACAAAATAATGTAACTGTAGGATCTACATTTTCATCAGGATCATTAACAATTCAAACAGCTGCAGTATTAGAAGGAGAAACATTTAGAATTGTACAAGGAGGAAATACAGTAGACTTTATTGCACAAGCATCGCCTAATACAGATGCAAGTAATGGATTAATAAACTTCTTTGCGCACGGAGCAAGTGCAACAGCAATGGCCGGCAATTTAGCAACTGAAATATCTTCTAATAGTGTATTAACAGGAATTACAGCTACAAATGATGGTGGTAAAATAATTTTATCTGGGTCAGCAGCAGGAACATCACCAAATGGTGTAACATTTGCAACTGCATCAGCAGCAGATAGAGATAGTTTTGGAGCTACAAGTGGTAATACCGGATTTATAATGGCTGGTGGTACTAATACTACTACTGCAGAAACAGTATTTACATTAACGACATTAGCAGATGGAGCCGGCATGAATAGTGGTGGTGGTACAGAAGGTACTAATAATGTATTATCTAATGGTACTGATAATAATGTAAGATGGGAAGTAACTTCAAAGAATGATGCAAAAGGTACTTTTAACTTAATTATAAGAAGAGGTGATGATACTAGTAAAAGAAAAACAATATTAGAACAATATAATAATTTATCATTAGATCCTAATTCAACTGATTATATTGCAAGAAGAATTGGTGATCAAGTACAGACATTGAGAGATAGTGGTACAGCAGATCCATTCCTTCAATTATCTGGATCATTTGCAAATAGATCTAAATATGTAAGAGTATCAGTTGCAATGAATACATATAATTATTTAGACTCAAATGGTGATATTAGAGATGCAACTTTAACAACATATTTGCCATTAGTAGGATCTGGTTCATTTACAGGTGGTAGTGACGGTAATGTTGAACATCCACAAAAATTCTATGAAACAATAGAAGACACAAACGTACAAGGATATGATCCAGATACAGCTTCAAAAGGTGGAACAGCTTATTCAGATGCAATTAAATTATTGAAAAATCAAGATGAATATGATATTAATTTAATTACAGTACCAGGATTGGTAGATGATAAGCATGGAACAACGATTGGTGAATTAGTTCAAATGTGTGAAGATAGAAGTGATTGTTTTTCTATAATTGATCCAATATTATATGCCGGAGGATTGAGTACAGCAATTGCAAAAGGTGATGCTAGAGATAGTAATTATGCTGCAATGTATTGGCCTTGGGTAAAAATTCCAGATACAGATCTAGGAAGAAATGTTTGGGTTCCTGCATCAACAGTAATACCAAGTGTATATGCCTTTAATGATAGAGTTGCTGCACCATGGTTTGCACCAGCCGGTCTTAATAGAGGAGGAATTGATATTGCAGTTCAAACAGAAAGAAAATTGACTCATGCAAATAGAGATTCATTATATGAAAGTAATATTAATCCAATTGCAACTTTCCCTAATGCCGGTGTAACAGTATTTGGTCAGAAGACGTTACAAAAGAAATCATCTGCATTGGATAGAGTTAATGTAAGAAGATTACTAATTGCAGCTAAGAAATTTATTGCTTCAACAACTAAGTTCTTAGTATTTGAAAATAATACAGCAGCAACTAGAAACAGATTCTTAAGCATTGTTAATCCTTATTTTGAAAATGTACAACAAAGACAAGGATTATATGCATTCAAAGTTGTTATGGATGAAACTAATAATACTCCAGACGTAATTGATAGAAATACAATGGTTGGACAAATATTCCTTCAACCTGCTAAGGCAGCTGAGTTTATTGTAATTGATTTCAATATTTTACCAACAGGAGCAG